CCATTAGATGTTACTGAGTCTTCAGGAGATATTGTCAGAAGAAGTTACTTAGGTTTCTCAAGTCAATTTGGTGTTGATGATTCATTCTTACAATATAAAGGAACACAGAATCCATTGAATTGGATTGCGTCTCCAATACCTGTTGAGGGTCAAACTTGGAATTACTTAAGTAAAGGTTTCCATATGGATTCAGGTGCAACTGTTGTAACTATTTCAAACTCTTTCTTAACTAGTGGTCAAACAGCATTCGAATGTGGTGTTGCTGATTTCACAAGAGATCCTGAAACTCAAGAAAACCCTTACTACTTTATTTACTCAAGAAAATATACAGTATGTTTTGCGGGTGGATTTGATGGATGGGACATTTACAGAGAGTTCAGAACTAACCAAGACCAATTCCAATTAGGAGCAACAGGTTACTTGGCAGGTGCATCCGCTTCACCAAGATATCCAAACGCAACTGGTGATGGTCTATTTAAAAGAATTGTAGTTCAAAACAATACTCAAGATTTTGCTAACACCGATTACTACGCTTACTTACTTGGTATCTTGACATTCGCAAATCCTGAATCAACTAACATCAACGTATTTGCAACATCAAGTATTGATTATGTAAACAACAAAAACCTTGTAGAAGAAGCTATCGACATGGTACAATTCTCAAGAGCGGATTCAGTTTATATCGCAACTACTCCTGATTACCAAATGTATACACCAGATGCAACAAGTACTTTGGATGTAATTTATCCTCAAGAAGCTGTTGATAATTTAGATAACACAGGAATTGATTCTAACTACACTGCAACTTACTACCCATGGATTTTAACAAGAGATACTGTTAATAATACACAAATTTACTTACCTGCAACAGGTGAAGTTTGTAGAAACTTAGCGTTGACAGATAACATCGCGTTCCCTTGGTTCGCATCAGCGGGTTACACAAGAGGTCTTGTAAACTCTATCAAAGCAAGAGTTAAGTTAACTCAGGAAGATAGAGATACATTGTATCAAGGAAGAATCAACCCTATCGCAACTTTCTCTGATGTGGGAACTGTAATTTGGGGTAATAAAACTCTACAAGTTGCAGATACTGCACTTAACAGATTGAACGTTAGAAGATTGTTACTTCAAGCAAGAAAGTTAATTTCAGCAGTAGCGGTAAGATTGTTGTTCGAACAAAACGACCAAATCGTTAGACAACAATTCTTGGATAGTGTCAATCCTATTTTGGATTCAATTAGAAGAGACAGAGGTTTATATGACTTCAGAGTAACAGTTTCTTCCACACCTGAAGACTTAGATAGAAATACATTAACAGGAAAGATATACTTAAAACCTACGAAGGCTTTGGAATTCATCGATATTGAATTCTTCATCACACCGACAGGAGCTTCGTTTGAAAATATCTAAAAAAAATAAGGGGGGCAATGTCCCCCTTTTAGCCAAATGAAAAGACAGTTTACAGAAGGATTCGAAACAGAGGGAACACCTGATTTAAAATATTATGCATTCGATTGGGATGATAATATTGTTCATATGCCAACCAAAATAATTCTCAAAGATGTAAATGGAAAAGAAGTTGGAATGTCGACAGACGATTTTGCACAATACAGACATGTAATTGGACAAGAACCTTTTGAATATGATGGAACAACTATTGTAGGATATGCTGACCAACCATTCAGAAACTTTAGAACTCAAGGTGATAAAGATTTTTTGGTCGACGCAATGAGAGCAAGAACAGGTCCAGCATTTGATGATTTCAGAGAAGCTATAAATAATGGTTCTATTTTTTCAATTATTACTGCAAGAGGGCATAATCCCGATACAATAAAACAAGCGATTTATAATTATATTATAGAAGGATTCGGAGGAATAGATAAAGATGAACTTGTAAAAAATCTTAAAAAATACAGGTCTTTTGCTGGGGAAGGAGAAATGTCTGATGAAGAACTTATAAAATCTTATTTAGAACTTAACAAATATCATCCTGTTTCTTTCGGTGATGAACAAGGGGCAGTAAATCCTGAGGAAGCTAAAGTAGAGGCGATGGAAAATTTTGTTAATTATATTAAAGGAATGGCGGCAGTACTTAATAAAAGAGCTTTTTTAAAGAAAGATATTGCAAATAAATTTATTCCTAAAAAATTATCTATAGGCTTTAGTGATGATGATCCTAAAAACATAGAAGTAATGAAAAAACATTTTGAAAATAAACCAGATAATATAGTAAAGACTTATTCTACTGCTGGAGGATTTAAGCAGGAAGTTAAATAAGAATAACCTCATCAAAAAAAAAGTAAATAGAAAAATTTTTGTGAAAGGATATATTTATCAATAAATAACAAAAACAAAAAAAATTAAAACACATGGCTGATTTATTAATGAAAATGCCGATTCCTTACGAACCAAAACGACAGAATCGTTTTATCTTAAGGTTTCCATCCTCACTTGGTATAAATGAGTGGTTTGTTGAATCGACAGCAAGACCACACATACAAATAGTATCCACTCCAATTCCTTTCTTAAACACTGAAACTTATGTTGCCGGTAGATTTACATGGCAACCAATCCCAGCAGTTTTCAGAGACCCAATTGGACCTTCAGCCGCACAAGCTCTGATGGAATGGGTTAGACTTCACGCAGAATCTGTAACTGGTCGTATGGGTTATGCCGCTGGTTACAAAAAAGATGTCGACTTAGAAATGTTGGACCCAACAGGAGTTGTTGTAGAAAAATGGATTCTTTACGGAACTTTCCTAACAGATGTAAACTTTAATCAATTAAGTTATTCTCAAGATGGTTTAGCAACAATTTCCACTTCACTTAGAATGGACCGTTGTGTTCTTGTTTACTAATTTGAATATTTCTATTTATTAAAAAAAACTTTTTTTTATATTTAACCGTAGAGCAATAAACTTTACGGTTAAATTTTTATATGGATACTCAAGCAAAAGAATACGGTCAATCAAATTTTACATTACCACACGATGTGGTTCCTTTACCTACCCAAGGTGTTTTTTATAAAAATAAAAAAAAATCAATTAAAGTTGGATATTTGACAGCCAATGATGAAAATATTTTGATGGCGGCTGGAAATGATATGACCCAAACTTTATTAAGATCAAAAATTTATGAACCTGATATAAGGATTGAAGATTTGATGGAAGGGGATGTTGAAGCACTTTTAATATTTTTAAGAAATACCGCTTTCGGTCCTGAAATGGAATTAAATTTAACGGACCCTAATACTAGAAAACCTTTCAAAACAACAGTAAAATTAGATGAGTTGAATATTACCAAAGGTCAACAACCTTCTGAAGATGGAACATTCATTACAACATTACCAAAATCACAAGCTACTGTCAAACTTAAACCCATGACCTATGGAGAAATTTTGGAAATACAAAGAATGTCTGAAACATATCCTGAGGGTAGAACGGCTCCTAAAGTAACATGGAGATTGAATAAACAGATTGTAGAGATAAATGGAGTCACCGACAGAGGGGAAATTGTAAAATTCATTGACCAAATGCCAATAGCCGATTCCAAATACATTAGAAAATTCTTGGATGATAATGAACCAAAATTGGATTTGAAAAAAACAGTAGTCGCCCCTTCAGGAGAAAAACTAACAGTTAATGTTGGGTTTGGGGTGGACTTTTTTCGTCCTTTCTTCTGATTATAGAAAAGGGCAAATAGATGAATTCTATTTTTTGAAAACTCTTTTGAATGTATCCTATTCAGATTTTTTGATAATGCCAATTTTTATGAGAAAGTATTTGTTAAATAGATGGATGGAACTAAACAATTAGGACTGAAAATTCAGTCCTTTTGTATTTATATATAAAATAACATTATGTTTTTTCAATCAGGTCCAGCAACAGACGATTCGGGTATCAATAAAAATCAAGGGAAAGCTTTAGAAGCTGCTGTTGATTTATTAAAAAAAGGGGAATTCAAAGAAGGATTCGAAAGTGCCCAAGAAGCACTAAGTCAATTTAGTTCAAATATACTTCAAACCTTTACTCAAGGAAGAGAAAGAATTTTTGAACTCCAAAGAGCTTTGGTCGACGCCTTACCAAACGTAAGAAGATTAGGGGGGGATTTATCAGATGTACAAAAAATAATATCAGGTGTTGCTGAAGCTTCAAGACGAAATGTTGTTGCCTCGACTGAACAGATTGAAAAATTATATACGTTAGAAAAACTTGTAGGAAAAACAGGTGGTGAATTAGCGGAAAGTTTTTTGAACGTTGGTATGGGAATAGAATCTATACCTGAGGCACTTGAGGAATCAATTCAATATGTTCAAAGTATAGGTGGAAACGCCAAAACAGTTTTTGCAGATGTATATAAAAATATGCATGAAATGAACCGTTTTCAATTCGAAGATGGTGTACTTGGTTTGACAAAGATGGCGGCACAAGCTTCGATGATGAGGGTTGAAGTGGGAGACACATTGAAATTTGCAAATGAGGTTTTGAATCCTGATAAAGCAATTGAAGTTGCTGGAGCATTTCAAAGGTTAGGAGTGGCAGCTGGAACTTTGGTTGATCCTTTTGCTTTAATGAATGCTTCTATCAATGACCCTTCAGGTTTACAAGATAGTTTGATAAATGTTGCAAAACAATTCACGTATTTTGACGACGAAACAAAATCTTTCAAAATCAACCGACAAGGTGTATTGACACTGAGAGAAATGGAACAAGCTGCGGGATTGGCGCAAGGTTCAATGTCAAAAATGGGTTTAGCGGCCGCTGAATTAGATGAAAGATTATCCCAAATAAGTCCTTCGATAAAGTTTGAAAATGAAGAGGACAAACAATATCTCGCCAACATCGGAGCAATGAGTAAGGGTGGTGATTATGTTGTTAAACTTAAAGGTAGTGATGAAGAAATAAAATTGAGTGAAATTACTCAAACACAATTTGATAAATTAATAGATGAACAAAAAGCCGGATCCAAAAGTATTGAAGAAACAGCTCGAGAACAATTAACTAACTCGCAAACCCTTAACAACAACGTCGCAGCAATCAAAAGTATTATGATGGGAGCAACATTGACAAGTGATGCATCAATGGATATTACTGAAGGGTTAAGACAAGGTTATGATGCTTTTCTTAGAGCTGGAGGTCAACAGATGAACGTTGAAGAATTCAGAAAAACTGCGAATGAAAATGCAGAAGCTTTGAAAAAAGATCTTATCGAATCCATAAATAAGGGAGAAACAAGTCCGGAACAAATATTGGTAAAACTTACCGAAGGTGCTGTGAATATATTCGGATCTGTTAGTAAAAAATCTATGGAAACGCTCGGTGAGGCTTCTGGAAAAATCGCGGAAGAACTTAAAAAAGAAAAAAACACTGATACCGCAAAGGCTTTGTCTGGCGCTGTAACCCCAATTTTGGAATTTGTATCCATGCAACTGACGGGTCAAAATTATATTCCTATGGAATATAGCCCCGGAGTAGACCCATCAATGTTTAGCCGTATGTCGGCTCCAACTACTAGGGTTACAGTTGAAGGGATTTCACCAAGTCCGTCTTTACCAAGTACGTCGTCATCACTCCCAAGTAGAGACCCTATAAAGGTGGAATTTGGGGCAGTACCTCCTATAGACTTAAATTTTAACGGTGCACCTCAAAATATGACCCCACAACAAATAGAAGAAATAACGAAAATTTTTGAAAGATTATTAGGTAAACAATATATCAAAAATTATATAGCAGACAATGTTACTGAACCCGATCCATTTCGACCATCTAGGTCGCCTTTAAATGGGTAACTAATAAAAAAAACAATAATATTCTATTTATTAAGAAAAATATAAATGGCAAGTCCGTTATTAATATTAGCGAATACACAAGGGTTTAGAACAAATCTTTTGAAAAGGAATTTAACACCTTACGCAAAAGCTCCAAATAGACCCACACAACCAATCGATACGGAATACGTTCAATCGAATTCGTCAGTTCAAGATAGTCCTGATAAATTGATTGATGAACCTTCGTTTGCTAATAAATTATTTCCTCTTAATCAATATGGTAATGAAGGTGGATATAAACAAGTACCTGATCCTAATGCATTATTAAATACAAAATCAAATGAGGGAATTTACAATTATCAAGATGCTGATATAGTAAAACAAGGGAGTGAAGAAGCCCTTAAATGGAAACCACTAAATGTTTTTTCTAATGGTAGTGAATCTGTTTTAGACAGTGCAGAATTTTTCGGATCACTTAATCGTCCTCTAACGACAAACAAATCGAACAATCAACCCTATCCAACGACATTTGTTCCTTCAACTTATACACCAGTATCAATACTTTTATCACCCGACCCAGGTGGTAGTAATGGGTTATTGAGTCAAGACTCATTTATTGCAAGATTGGGAGCTCAAACTCTAAGAAAAGAGTTCGAAGATAGGATTGCAGCACAAATCCGACAAGATACATTAGGAAGAGCAAATATATTAAACGTATCGAGTGGTACTGATTTGGTAAACATACTAGCAGGTGTGGTTCCAATTATAGAACCAGTTTATACAATCACTGTTACTGCCAACCCAATTCTTGCTGCGACAAACTTTGCTCTGAGACTTGGAGGAAGTATATTACCCGTATCGCCAATCCCTGGTTCTTATTTTGACCAAAATATTACTTTAGGTCAACCTACAACTATACAACAACTTTCCAATGCATTCAGAAGAAGTGGTGTTGGCAAGTTTTTTAATAGATTGATGGGTGGAGGAGAAACAGGTTCTCAAATCATGTTCAATAACATGGGAGCAGGTCAAAGGTCTCGATTGTTTAAGAACATTGATTACAATAGATACAAACCCAATTTTCCAAGAAACTTTTTCCAAAGATTGGGAGGAACGTTATTGGGTACGGTTTCTGACAATAGTAATTTTTATATTGGAGGTATTACCTCAAACCCATCCCAAATATTTTCACCTGTAGGAGATGTACCTGTAAATCAATTTGGTGTTGAACAACAATCTCCTGTTTATGGTCCATCTGAACTAGCCCAACTATATGAAGGCCCAAGTCAATCTATTAGATTGGGAGCGAACGGGCCTACCTACAGTAATGGAGGAGGAATTGAAGGAGGATTTACTTGGGTTTCTCCAAAATACAAAGGGAATGCTGGTAAAAAAGTTGGTTTGGGTGGAGAAGTTACAAATCAAGATGAAGACTTTAGACCATCATCATATGTCACTACAGAATCGGTAAACAACGAATTTAGACAAGGTTCAATACTCGATGACACACAAAGACTAATTGATAGTCAACCACAAGGAGGAAGACGACTACAACACGTAGGAAATGCAATCGACCAAGTTAGTAAGGTATTCAATGATGGATACAAAGAAATGACTAAAGGTTCGAGAGTATACAAATATGTTGGAGCAATCGGACAAGAGGTAGGAACAGAATATTGTCGTGTTTTTGCAAAAGACGTTCCTTATTTACAATATAATGATTTACAAAAAACAGATGGAATCACAACTGAAGGAAGAAGATTTGCGTATTCTGTATTAGATAAGACATATAACCTTAATATCGCTCCAAACAAACAAGAAGGAGGACAGGCTTCAACTAATATTGTTGGTGATATTGATAACGCTGTTGCAAAGAAATACATGTTTTCTTTGGAAAATTTGGCTTGGAGAACATCAAGTACTCCAGGATTTTCTACATCTGATTTACCTGTTTGTGAGAGGGGTCCTAATGGAGGTAGAGTCATGTGGTTTCCTCCATATGGATTAACGTTCAATGAAACTGTTACTGCTAACTGGCAACAGAATGATTTTTTAGGAAGACCAGAACCAATTTATACTTACAAAAATACATCAAGAGGAGGAACTTTACAATGGAAAATTGTAGTAGACCACCCTTCTGTACTTAATGTAATTGTTAATAAAGTTTTGGGTAATGAAACAAATAAGGTTAGAATTGATAGTATATTGGAATCTTTCTTTGCTGGTTGTAGAAAATATGACATCTATGAATTGGCTAAGAAATATGTTACAATAAGTCCTAATGACTTATTTGAATTACAAGAGGCAATCTCTTCGAAGCAACTAACTAGAGAACAACTTATTTTTACTCGTGGGACAATTGAGAGTGGTTTTAATTCACCAAATGGATTTGATGTACCTGTATCACAATCTGGTAATGGAGGGAATACTGACTTATCATTCAAAAAATATCAGCAACTTGGGTTTTATTTTGGAAATGATGAGCCACTGCCGAAAACAGATGTAAACTATAAGGACGAATACACAAGATATTCTGAAGAACTAGATAAAGACTATTCGAAAAGATCAAACGCTCAAGAAACTAAGACTTTTTTCAACAGTGTTGTCACCCCAAATTATGAGGCAATGAATGAATTTGCGATAGAATTAGGTAAACAACTTGGAGAAAATGAAGGAAATGTGACGATATATATTAGTTCGAGTTGTTCGGCTCCTCAGACTGAATCATATAATCTTGAATTATCACAACGTAGAATAAACGCGACAGTTAAATTTTTTCGAGAAAACGACGCAACAAAAAAATTTTTTGGAGAAAAAAGATTAATAGTCACGAAAGACCCTACTGAAGGGAGCGGGGCACTCGGAGAAGCTGCAATATCTAACCCAAGGAAAAGTAATTTAACTCAAGGACCTTATATTGATTCTTTGGAACCAAACGGAAAAACTTTTGGTTGTAGTGACACTAATCCAAATGCTGTTGGAGGTGATACACAAGTTGGAGCTAAAGAAGTTTTTACAGTAGGAGCAATGGCTTGTAGAAGGTCATACATATCAAATATAAATTCAACTTTAAACGCTCCACAAACAGGAACAGGACCTGAAGGAGGACCTGGTGCTCAAACAAATCCAACAACAGGTTCGAATACGATTCCTGTTGTAGTAGGAAATGTGATTACTCAAACAGTTCAAGAACCTGTTGTTACACAACAATACGAACCGAAGGATAATATAACCAAGAAGGTTGTTAGGGCTTTTTTATCGGAATGTGATTATTTTGAGGTGATTAAGGCTGAATCTCCTATGGTTTACGACAACTTGAAAGATAAGTTAAAATTTTTCCAACCATCCTTTCATTCAATAACACCTGAAGGTTTGAACTCAAGATTAACTTTCTTGCAACAATGTATGAGACCTGGTGACACAATACCAACGGCAAAAAAACCCACTCCTGATAGTCCCGTACAATTACAATACAACAACGCTGTTAATACAACATTTGGTGCACCACCTGTTTTAATTTTACGAATTGGTGATTTTTATAATACTAAAATAATTCCAAGAAATTTAACATTGAATTATGAAGGTTTGGATTTGAACCCTGAAGGGATTGGAGTTCAACCTATGATTGCAAACGTTAGTTTAACTTTCGATTTTGTTGGAGGAAGTGGATTGAAAGAGTCGATAGACAAATTACAAAATGCCCTTACATTTAATTACTACGCAAACACGGAAATTTATGATGATAGAGCAGATGCGACGGACATCCAATCTTCATTGACTTTGGATAAAATATTTTTGGATGGACAAATTCCACCACCGATTCCTGGTGTAAATAGTGCTCCTGTATACAATGGGCAAGATAATAATAATACAATTGGAACAATAATTAGTTCAGTAACAAATTCAGGTGGAACAATAACTGGTATAATAAGTTATAATGGGTTTATGAATAAGGTTATTACTGATACTCAAACATATTTTACTACGGTTGTTAATAAAACTAAAGAAAGTGTGAATCAATATAATAATGCTGTAAGACAACAATGGATGTTAGAAAGAAATTATACTAAGGGTAGTTCTGTTGTTGATAATGGTGATGTGGTATTATTTGGAAAACCGAGCAATATTGAAAAAAGATTTGATGAAATTTTTGTTGAACTTGACAAAAATATCAAAGATGGTTCTGAAGGATATATTCAGTACATCTCTCAGGTATCAAATAATTTACCAGAGCCCTTAATACGGATTTTAAAAGAAAATTATTACAATTTTGTATCACGAAAACGTGGGTCATTCCCGAATGCAATCTCGACTATTACTCAGGGTTTGGTAAATCAAGAACAAAGTTATTTACAAACGTGGGCAAGATTGAACACAATTCTTTATGACCCATTGAACGACAATACAGGAACTGATGGACTTCAAGCTAAAAATGGACCAGTGTTGATTTATGTTACGTCAGGAACTCCTGATGTACATGCCTCAACGACAGGGGCTACAGATACTTTCTTAGAACTCGAGGCGGATACATTGAAAATTCAAGAAGATATTCATGCGTTTAATGTTATTATACAAGCCACTAAAACATTTTCCTACAACGGAACAAGTTATGAAGGTGTTTTAGCACCAGAAATAATAGACGGGAAGTCAAATTCTGTTTCAGTCCAAAGAGTTTTCAATCCATTTAGTAAAAATTCACTGTTTGATGATGACTCATTCAGAAGAGTTTATATGATTGTATCTGAAGATGTGGTAGATGATAAAAAATACGAGACGTTCAAACAACAAATGATTGGAAATATATTGTCAAATAAAAGTTTTGTTGGTATTACACCAGACTTGGAAAAAATATTTGACTCTTATTGGATTTCTATTACGAAACCTGTTTTTATAGAAGAAAATAATATAACAAAATCATTCATAGATAATTTGGAAAAAAATGATTTGAAAGATTATTTAATTTACACACCATTCGACGGCAACAAGCAAAGAAATTTTACTTTCACAACTGAAGACACTGATGGACCAGGTCAAATATCTTCGAAAGAAAGTCTGATAAAGGGATTGGCAAATACAACAAATCAAAATACAAATACAATGACTTGGAATGATGTAAATGGTAATGATCTTCCTGGAACTTATATATCAAAAGCAAAACTTAACTAATGGCAAGTCAATATTATAATAGATACAGTGATTTTCTTATTAATGGGGAACAAACCGTTGTTCCTTTTGTCAATCTGCCCCAAAAACCTTCAGACAAAGTTTTTATATATAAGGTTGGAAAAAGTAGATTAGATAAAACTTCACAGGAGTTTTATAATTCACCAGTATTTAATTGGTTAATTTTACAGGCAAATCCTCAATTTGGAGGGTTGGAAAATAATATATATGATGGTGCGGTATTGATTATTCCGTTTCCTTTAATACCATCATTACAGGACTATAAGGCGGCATTAGAAAATCATTTTTATTATTATGGCAGGTAACATACAAGCGGACACTAGTGGTAATATTTACGTTGAGTTTGATTACAACAATATTATCTTAGTTGACCCAAATAAAACTACAGACAGTTTCAACAACGTTCAAGAGAGACTTGTTGACCATGAAAATCTTGTTATGTATGCCAATTTGGAGTGCGACGTTTTACCAAGAACAAAACTGGCAGTTGGTTCCACAGGCCAAGATGGTCAAAGAACCATTTCAGTTGCAAAAATGAACTTTTTGAAACCTACCAAAAATTCTTATTTGGGTTCAGGATATTACGATGAAATCACCGGAGAGAATTCAACTCAAAAAAAGGGGCCAAATCAACCTTTGGAGGTTGGTCAAGTACCAAAGAATGGTGATAAACCATATCTACAAAATACTGTTGTAAATGAAAAAGATATTTTAGACAACGGGTTATTAGGTATTACTTCAATTAACATACAAACTACTACGAGTTTTGTCCCCGTTATTGATATATTGTTGGAAGATGTACAAGGGAAAGCATTATTTCAATTAGGAAATAATTCACCTTATGCAGCATTTTTTAATATGCCGTTTCCTCAATTTTATTTAACACTGAAAGGATACTATGGACAAGCGGTTAGATATCAATTGAATTTAGAAAATTTTCATGCATCGTTCAATGGTTTTAGTGGAAACTACTTGGTTCGATTACAATTCAAAGGATATAAATTTAATATTCTGAATGAAGTTTCAATGGGGCATTTATTAGCTGCCCCTCACATGTATAGTCAAAGATTTGATATTACTCAAACACTTGAGGGTCCACAACAATCAAATAAAGCTGCTGAGTCACAAGCTAGTACTCAAGCCGAAAGAGGAGCAAATAATTTGGGTTCTAACCAATCGGTTGTCACACAAATAGTTGCAGAAAAAGGTTATCAAAAAATAGTTGAAGTTTATAGTGAATACAAAGCAAAGGGGTTAATCTCACCTGATTTTCCTGAACTAACATTGGTTCAACTTATGAATAAATTGGAACAGTTCGAAACTACTGTGACAAATTCATTCCCTAAAACAGAAGTGGAACCTTTGACAAATATAAGAAATTATAAACAAGCATTGGTTCAATATTTTAGTACTGTAAGGGGAGCGTCCAATTCTTGGTTCAACAGATTTCTTGACTCAAGACCAATTGTTTTGAAAAATAAACAAGAAAAGGTTTATGCTTTCAAAGAGTTAAATATTAATGTTAAAATAACTGCAATAAGTGAGTTACAAAAAATTATAACTGAGTATAATGAAAAGCTGGGGGAAAATCCAACTTTAGGTGTCAGAGGTGCGACTCCTATCCCTAACCCGATAAAATATGATACAATCAAGTATGAAATTAAAGATGCGGAATCTATAGATTGGGTTGAAACAACAAGAATTCAAACGGGAATAGTTAATCCCACTTTGGAAGAAATAGATAAAGTAATATCTAGACTTTCTTATCTTTTTGCCCCAACTACATATGAAGTTACAAATGTTGCAGGTACAACAAATGCTTTATTGAGTTCAGTTGATCAGAGTTTTATTTTTGAAGGTGAGGGAAGATTTGACAAACAAATTTCGTTACTCGAAACACAGGCGAACAAAAAACTGTCGGATTATGAAAGTCAAATTACCGCATCTTTATTAAGAAAGATTGAAGACACTGCAACAGGAATTGGATTTAAACCAACTGTAAGAAATATGATTGCCGTAATAATGGCATCCGCTGAAGGGTTCATACGTCTTATGGATGATGTGCATACAACTGCTTGGGATGTAAAATATGACCCTGTTAGAAAAAGTGCAATATTGGACAACACGACTTCAGCTCCAAATACTGAAAATGTGGACAATGTAGTAAGGAACCAATTTTCTTTATTTGGAGACAATGAATTAGATGTAAATGCTGAAAATTCTCAAATTCCTGTCTATCCTTGGCCTCAGTTTTTTGTTGAAACACCTGACGATAAAAAGGGAAGATTTCAATTAAAATATATTGGTGACCCTTCGGTAGTGGATTTAACCCAAGGTTATTTGTTCGACAAATGGCCTGAAGTTGAATTTGTTGAAGAATATTTGAGGGGTTTGACACAGAAGTTTCAAAACCCTACTGCTCCTCCACCTTTAGATAATGAAAGGGATACAAATATTATCAACATAAATGCAATTGAATTTCCATCTTTAGGTCTTGCGTACTCAAATAAAGAAGAGATAAAGTTTTTCTATGAGATATGGGAAAGACAATTTCTAACTTCACATTATTCAGGACTTGTTAGAGCAAATAACAATCAGATTGATGAGTTGATTAAATTGAATATCGAAACTGAAGTAAATAACATCAAAAACAAATTAGGAATAAGTTCTCCATATTTGTCTTTGAAACTAAAAAACTTCAATCTGAATTCTACAAATTATCCTGATTTTTTGAGAAACATTTCCAATACAGGTACTGGTCGAGCTTACCAAGATTACATAAGAGATTTTTTTGTTACTCCATATATAAAAGGAATAACCGAAAATTCTTTTGCTATACTGAACACTTTGGATATAGGTAAAATACCTCAAACTTCAACCAAATCCGAGGCATTAAGGAAATTAATTTTAAATGCGTCAAATACACCTTTGATAGTCGATACACTACCTTACACGGATCAGAATTGGTGTTTGGATAATTTGAATCAAAGTAATACTGCGGTCGCGAATCAAGTGTATGAAACCAAAAAATCATTGACAATTTTCGAACCAAGAAAAATAATAGCAAACTTTAATGATGTATATAACTATACTTTTAACAGACCAGTAACGAATTTCTCATATCTATTAAATCAAAATCCTACAATAGTTGGAATTTTCAGTGGTTTAAATTTATTTTATCAAACCCGTACACCAAACAATTTTATTGCAACAGAGGGTTATGTTGACAATGTTACACCTACAGGTGAATTTAGTCCAAGGAGTACGACCTCAATGCTTAACACCCCATACTTTATCAACGCGATACAGAATGGTGTTTATAATTCAAGGCTTTCAGGAAATACATATCCTTATGTCCAAGCTGCATACTTGTTCCTTAATTCTTTACCTTTAGCCACATTAAGAGAAAAATACAAATCGTATTCTAATAATGTAACAACTGATTTGGACTATATCTCATCAGCATTGAAAAAGTTCGGAGCAATTCACAAACTTCCATATGCTTGGATTTTGAAATATGGGTCAATATGGCATAGATATAAAAAATATAAGGAAAGTAATGTTGATATTATTGAACCAGCTTGGAAAAATTTTGATTACAGTTCTAACTATTATCCTCCAACTAGCTCAAATACTCACACGTATAATTTCAAGTATTCAAATCAAAGTCAGAGTGTTACTTTACAGAAAGAAGATGACCTGAAAATTGATATGCAAGTTGGATTTTATCCCAAAGTAATAAATGATTTTAATTATTTCTACAATGGTTATGACTTGTATGTTGATTATACCAATCAAGAAATTCAAGATAGTTTCAATGGAGGACTGAAAATTTATAACTTTGCGTCATCAAACATTATTAACGCTAAACAACAGGATAAAAATTTAAGATTAAAAACATGGTCTTTATTATTACCTAACATTACACCAACAGCACCTGTTGATTGTGACCCCACTGATAATACTGTTGGGGCTGATTATTATGTTTTACCTTCATTTGGGACAACTTACAATCAAGCTAATGAATCTTGTATTTCCAACCAAACAACCATTCCAACCACCAGTGTAGATTTTACAAATAATCCAAGTGTTTACAATGGTTCGGTTAGATGTTTATGGTCGGCACCAAACTATGGATATTTTGACTCTAACCAAATTGCTTTTCCACAACCAGATTCTTACTTGAACTTTATCACTACAGGTAATGAACAAACTCCACTTCATTTTCTTTCAGAAGATAGATATACCAAAATAGAA